AGGAATAACACTATACATTATTTCTAAAACACAAGAAGATGCGCTGCAGATATTAGAGCAAGTATTACCATTCTTTACTCCAGCATATAACCTTACTGTAAATTTAAATCCAGATATGGGTTATTCTTTTGATGTTCCGACTATCTTAAATTCTGTTTCATTAAACGATGAATATGATGGTCAGTTCGAGATTAAAAGAACTGTGCTTTATACTTTACAGTTTACAATGAAAACACAAATGTTTGGACCTGTACAAGAATCTGCTGTTATTCGCACTTCGATTGCTAAAATTAAAGAAGAAACTGTAGTTCCAACAACTGGTGAAACAGTAGTTAAAAATGTTCAAACATATACAGCGCAGGTTTCGCCATCAACAACAATAAACACAACCCCAATTCCACTTACAACAGATGAGTGGGATTTTGATTTTGACGATGCCTAAACTATCTGAAAATTATAATGCGAATGTAAACTTAAAAACAGTTGGCGTAGATATTCAATATACGCAGGAACAAGTTCAAGAGTACATTAAATGTTCACAGGATCCAATATATTTTATTGATAATTATTGTTATATTGTTACTCTTGACTCTGGTTTACAGCTCTTTAAACTTTATGACTGCCAAAAAGAAAAAATAAAAGTAATTCATGAGAATCGCAAAGTCATTCTTATGGAGGGTCGTCAGCAAGGCAAAACAACAACTGCTGCAGCATATATTCTTTGGTACACTATTTTCAATCAAAGCAAAACAGTAGCAATTTTAGCAAACAAAGCAACAACTGCTAGAGAAATATTGTCACGCTACCAACTGATGTATGAGAACATCCCAATCTGGATGCAACAAGGTGTAAAAACTTGGAACAAAGGTGATATAGAGTTAGAAAATGGAAGTAAAGTATTTACTGCTGCTACAACTAAATCGGGTATTCGTTCTAAGTCTGTTAACCTACTATACATTGACGAAGCTGCGATTATTCCAAACAATATCGCAGAAGAATTTTTTACATCAGTATACCCAACTATTTCTGCTGGTAAAACTACCAAAATTCTAATGACATCAACACCATTAGGATATAATCATTTCTGGAAATTTTGGAATGATGCGGAAAATAATCGTAATGATTTTATCCCATTGTTTGTGCCATATTGGAAAATTCCTGGACGTGATGAGAAATGGGCAGCTGAACAGAAAGCAACACTTGGCGAACTTAAATACAACCAAGAGGTTTTGTGTAAATTCCTTGGTTCATCGCTAACACTTATTGCTGCTGATATTATTGCTCAAATGTCACCAGCTACATATCTATACAGAAAAGATGGGTTAGATGTTATTGAGGCGCCAAATAAAGAGCGAGTTTATGTTTTGGTTGCTGACACAGCAAAAGGTGTAAATGGCGACTATTCAGCATTTACAGTTATTGACATTACAGAAGCACCTTACAAAGTTGTGGCTAAATATAGAGACAATAAGATAAGTCCATTGCTATATCCAAACGTAATTGCTAAGGTCGGTAAAGACTATAATGATGCTTACGTTCTTGTTGAATTAAATTCTAGCGAGCAGGTTCCATATATTTTACATGAAGAACTACAGTATGAGAATTTGATTTTCGTAAATAGAACTATGGATGGGCAGGTTGTTTCTGGTGGTTTCGGTGGTGGTAAAACGCAGTTCGGTGTGCATACTGATAAGAAGGTAAAGCGTACTGGATGTCAGAATTTTAAAGCATTGGTTGAAGAGAAAAAACTTCTTATTCAAGATATTGATATTATTTCAGAAATGTCAACATTTATTGAGGTAAGGGGTTCTTATGAGGCAGATGATGGTTACAATGACGATTTGGTTATGACACTGGTTCTGTTCTCTTGGTTAACTGCTCAGTCATATTTTAAAGACCTAAATGATGTAAATATGCGACAATTAATGTACCAAAATAAAATGAAACAAATTGAAGAAGAACTAACACCATTTGGTTTTATAGACGATGGCATACCAGAAAATGTGGTCCAAAACTTCTGAAAATGTCAAAATACTAAATAATAGGATGAAACTCAGGTTGTTAATAACAACGTATAATCGTATCAAGGAGACATAGCCATGCCATTTCAAGTTTCTCCAGGAGTTGCCGTAGTAGAGAAAGATCTTTCTCTCGTAATTCCTCAAATTGCAGCTTCAATCGGTGCAACAGCAGGATTTTTCCGCTGGGGTCCAGTTGAGCAACCAATTACAATTGCTAATGAGGGTGAATTAGCAAATATATTTGGAAAACCAGTTGGTGTAAGCGACTTTATTGCTCGTTCTTTCTACACTGCATCTAATTTCTTATCCTACTCAAACAACATGGTTGTTGTTCGAGCAGTTCCAACAACAACATCAATATCCGACGCAAAAAATGCGCTGTCTGAAGACGTAGCTGCTCTTGTTATCAAAAATACTGATGAATATGTAGGAAATTTTAGTACTTACACAGCAACAAACGTAGCATTTGCTGCAAAATATCCAGGATCTTTAGGAAATACATTAAAAATTTCTGTTTGCGATGCTGACTCGTTCAACACTACTGCTACAGGCACTATCGCTGCTGCTCAAACAACCACAGCATTGTCAATTACTGGTGGTGCTATCACCACTCAGGCTGCTGTTGGTTCTAAAGTATTGTTCTGGTCTGCCGCAGCTGGTACTGGTACATTGTTGGGATCTTCAACAATTGCTTCCATTACTTCAGCAACTGCTGCTACATTGTCTAGCAACCCAGCTATTGCTTCTGGTATCGTGTCTATCACATTCCGTTGGGAATACTATGATGATTTCGTGTCAGCCCCAGGAACATCAACATATCTGACATCACAAGGTTTATCTTCTGCAAAAGATGAAATGCATATTGTAGTAGTTGATCGTCTCGGTCAATTTACTGGCGTTCAAGGAGCAGTTCTTGAGAAATTTACTGCTGTTTCTAAAGCAGCAGATGCTGTTTTAACAGACGGATCATCGAACTATTTTAAAACATTAATTAATCGCAGCTCAGATTATATTTGGGTTATGAAAGATTTAGATGACACAATTACAGCAACAGCAGGTGTGTATTCTTCAGCTGACTTAAATACTGCTTCTGCAGCTGCTTATGGTGTAAATGTTGCAACAAATGGTATGGGAGCTAATACTGTGTTTATTACACATAAGCGTCCATATACTGTGACCATGGGTTACAATCTTACACAAACAACTGGCGTATTGGCGCTAATGTCAACAGGTAAAGGTGCTGATGGTTATACAATCTCAGACAATGCCCATACAGCAGCAGTTAAATCAGGTTTACAAATAGCATTTGGTTTATTTGCCAATACTGAAAATATTGATGTTGGTTTAATTGCTCTTGGCGAAGTTGAGTCTGTTGTAGCAAAATATGTAATCTCCAACGTCGCTGAAGTCCGCAAAGATTGTTTAGTTTTCGTTTCTGCTGTAAAAGACAGTGGTACTGCTTTAACAATCGTAACTAAATCATCAGATTTCACAGGTTTAATTGATTATAGAACAGCAGCTTCTAACTCTGTAAATACTTCAACATCATATGCAACAATGGACAGTGGTTACAAATATATGTATGATAAGTATAACGATAAGTACATCTATGTTCCATTAAATGGTGACGTCGCAGGTTTATGCGCAAGAACTGATTTTACAGCTGATCCATGGTATTCTCCTGGTGGCTACAATCGTGGTATCATTAAGAATGTTGTTAAACTTTCTTACAACCCAAGTCAAACAGAGCGTGATACATTGTATAAGAATGGTATCAATCCAGTTGCTACATTCCCAGGACAAGGAACAGTATTGTTCGGCGATAAAACAATGTTGGCTAAGCCAAGCGCATTCGATCGTATTAACGTGCGTCGTCTGTTTATCGTTCTTGAGAAGTCTATCTCTACAGCTGCTAAATTCCAGTTGTTCGAGTTTAACGATACGTTTACACGTGCTCAGTTCCGTAACTTAGTGGAGCCATTCCTGCGTGATGTTCAGGGTCGCCGTGGTATATACGATTTCCGTGTTGTATGCGATGAATCAAATAACACTGGTGAAATTATTGACACTAATCAATTTATAGCAGATATCTTCATCAAGCCAGCTCGTTCTATCAACTTTATTACTCTAAACTTTATTGCTGCTAGAACAAGTGTGAACTTTGAAGAGATTGGTGCTTAATCCTAAATAAAAAGAAACAGGAGAAAAATTAAATGGCAAATATTGACGCATTTAAAGCCAATCTAATCGGTGGTGGCGCTCGCGCAAATCAGTTCTTTGTTCAATTAGCATTCCCGAGCTATGTTGCTGGTGGAGCGCTGTTAGCAGCAAAAGGACAGTTTATTTGTAAAGGCGCACAGCTTCCCTCATCAACAATTGATAATACACCTACGTTTTTCCGTGGGCGACAAGTTAATATGGCTGGTGAAAGAACTTTCGCACCATGGACAGTTACTATTATTAACGACAACGATTTTGCATTAAGAAATGCATTTGAATCTTGGTCTAATGGTATGAATGATGTTGCAAATAACACTGGACGAATTCGTCCTGCTGAATATCAAGCTGATTTAGATGTTTATCAACTTGATCGTAATGGTAATCCAATTAAACATTATAAATTTGTTAATGCATTTCCAACAGAAATTTCAGCGATTGAATTAAATTTTGATACAAACAATCAGATTGAAGAATTTACTGTAACATTCCAGTACAATTACTGGACATCTGAGACAAGCACTCAGGGTAGATTAATCAGCGGTGGTGTGAATATTAACATAGGTGGTATCAATATTCCTACATCAATCTGATGTAAACTTGTGAGGTTATTTTATGCAATTTTTTGGTTTTGAAATAAAACGTAAAAAGGACTCATTACCAATTGAATCGGTGGTATCACCAACAATTGATGATGGGTCCACACTCGTATCTACAGCAGCAGGTTATTATGCGCAAACTATTAATATGGATGCGGTTATTAATAACGAGAACGATCTTCTAAGAAAATACAGAGAAATCTCTGGGTTTCCAGAAGTTGATGCTGCTATCGAAGATATTCTTAATGAGGCAATTATTGTTGAAGACAATGAGCCTCCCGTATCATTAGACCTTAAGGATCTAAAGGTATCTGAAAATATTAAGAAAAAACTTACTGAGGAATTTGAAACTGTATTAGATCTCTTAGGTTTTGGTGAGAGAGGTCATGATATTTTCCGTCTTTGGTATGTTGATGGACGCATCCATTACCAAGTATTGATTGACGAAAAAGATGTAAAGTCAGGAATTAAAGAACTGAGATACATCGATTCAATGAAAATTCGTAAAATAAAAGAAGTAAAAAAAGAACGAGATAAAAAAACAGGATTAGAAACTGTAAAAGAAGTGCAAGAGTACTATGTTTACAACGAGAAAGGTATTTCCTCTGCTAATTCTCAAGGTGTTAAGTTAAGTAAAGACAGTGTTGTATACTGTAACTCTGGTTTAATCGATCAGGCTCTTAACATGGTTCTTAGCCATTTACACAAAGCAATTAAACCAGCCAATCAATTAAAGATGATTGAAGATTCGCTGGTTATCTATCGTGTTTCTCGTGCGCCAGAGCGTCGTATATTCTATATCGATGTTGGTAATTTACCCAAAATTAAAGCAGAACAGTATGTTCGTGATATTATGAACAAGTATCGTAATAAACTTGTTTATGATGCAAATACTGGAGAAATTAAAGACGATCGTAAGCATATGTCTATGCTTGAAGATTTCTGGATGCCACGTCGTGAGGGTGGTAAAGGAACAGAAATTACAACTTTACAGGGTGGACAAAATCTTGGCGAGTTGGCTGATGTAAAATATTTTAAAGACAAATTATATGAGTCTTTAAATGTTCCAAAAAGCAGAATGCAACAAGATCAAACAGCTTTTAATCTTGGTCGCTCAGCAGAAATTTCAAGAGATGAAGTTAAGTTTGCAAAATTTATCAACAGATTGCGTGTGCGTTTTTCGCTACTATTCTCTGAAATCTTAAGGACCCAACTTATACTCAAGGGAATCATTAGAGAAGATGAGTGGGATGAATTTGATAAAAAAATTAAATACCATTTCAAAATTGACAATCATTACGCTGAACTAAAAGAGAACGATATATTTACTGGAAGATTGGCAATGCTTCAACAAGTTGACCCATTCGTTGGAAAATATTATTCTAAACAATACGTCCAGGATAATATTCTTAAACTTGCAGAAGAAGATATGCAAAGAATTGAGAAAGAGATTGAGCAAGAAAAAGGGCAACAATACGTTGACGCTGATCATTTGGGAACAATTGCTGGTGTAACACAAACTGCTCAACAAACTTATCTTGCTGCAAATGCTCCGCCTGAAACTCAAGAAGCACCAACATCAAATACACAATAAGGAATAATTATGGCAAACGAACAAATTATTGATTTAATCGACAATATTGTAAACGACAATGCAGTTGAATCAGAAAAAGCATTTAACTCTATTATGGCAGATAAAATAGCCGATAGATTACAAGATTATAGAAAAGAAGTAGCATCAACATTCTTTAACACGGCTGAGCAACAGGAAACAGAGGCAGAAACTCAAGAAAATGCAGCTGGCTAATTTTTTATCTAAGATCCACACTGTCAAAGGCAATTACGGAAAAGTTGTCAGTGTCGCATCGTATTATGATAAAGAGATTATCATAAATGATAAAGAAGAGTATTTTGTTGATGGTATAAAATTAGAGCAGAAGTTTGAAAACTTAGAGGAAGTCAAATCATACATTGATATACAAGAAGAAGCATTTAAAACCAAAGTAGAATTATACGAAAATATATCTGATACCAAAGTTGCTTCGATTATTAGAAAACATACAGAAATAAAGATAACAAATCATCTCATTGAACATTATATACATACAGCTTCCTCTAAGTGTTTTACAGTTGATCCAATTATCTTAGAGATGAGAATGACCAATAAACTGGACTCTGAGATTAGTGGTAAAATAGTTTTTAGATTAGATGACGGTAAACAGGTCGCATTATCAGAGCAAACTCTTGAGAAAATTGCGAATTTACTAAATAATATGGAAATAAAAGATCAAACGATTGACTTTATGAGAAAAAGTCAAGAAAATTTTCTCTCAGTTATAAGAATAGTATAGGAAAACTAACATGGCAGCAACAAAAACCGTAGTTAGAAATAACATCAATAAATGCTTAATCCGCATTGTTGGCACAACAGCTGCAGATACCTCAACAGTTGATTTAGATGTCGACTGTCTTGGATCTTTTGAAGCATTAACTGTTGGTGGAACAGTAGCTGTAAATATCGCAAAAGTAAAAGCGAGCACTGGTAATAGTATTACTCTTGTTCGTAATGGCGTTACAGTCGCATCATTATATGGCTCAGATATTTTAGATGAAGCTGATTGGGTAATTACTGATCAAAATACACATGACATCGTTGTTACATTTGTCGGTGGCGGAGGAATGGTATTGCTTGAACTAACAAAAGTTAGTGGATTCTCGCCTGAGTTTGAGCCAGGATCTTTTGGTGGTGGTGATAACATTAACGCAGTGGGGTCATAAGCCATGAGACTAATTAGAGAACAAGTAACAGAAACAAAATTTATTGTTGAAGAAAAGCTCGGTAAAGGAAAACAGTATTTTATCGAAGGTATATTTCTTCAATCAGAACTAAAAAATCGTAATGGACGCATGTATCCAGAATCAATTATGGATAGAGAAGCGTCTCGTTACATAACAGAATATGTAGAAAATAATCGTGCTTACGGAGAACTAGGTCATCCAGATACACCGACAATTAATCTTGATCGTGTATCCCATTTGATTGTAGATTTACGTAAAGAAGGTACAAACTACATTGGTAAGGCAAAGATTTTAGAAACCCCAATGGGTGCTATTGCTCGTGGTCTTTTAGAGGGTGGCGCAAGTCTTGGTGTTTCTAGTAGAGCACTTGGTTCTTTAAAAGAGGACAAAGATGGTGTTCAAATCGTTCAAGACGACTTTATGCTGTCAACTGCAGCTGATATCGTAGCCGACCCATCGGCTCCAGATGCTTTCGTTCGTGGCATTATGGAAGGAAAAGAGTGGGTTTATGTTGATGGAAAATTTGTGGAGAGACATATTGAAGAGACAAAGAGGGCAATCCAAAAGGTTTCCTCTCGTAACTTAAACGAGCAAATGCTCAAAGAATTTAAAAAATTCTTGATGAAATTGTAATTTTTATAAATAAATTTATCGAAAATAAATCGGACATAACCTATTCAAACAGGAGATAAACATGTCAGTTGAAAAGAAAATAGCTGA